CAGAGATTAATTCGTTATTTCGTGGAGAAACCGGAGCAGGAACAGCCAACTGGTTTAGTAATTCTTGTTCAGTGACTGTTGGAGTAGGCTTGTGATATGCAAATCCACTTGCCCAGTAACTATTAGCATTATCTGCAAATATAGTTTCTTTTTGAGGTTCTAGTCGTGTTATAGAAGACGGTAATTTCTTACCATTTGCTTCTAAAGGATCGATCATTTCTACATAAACTATTTCGTATATCTGATTATTTGTTCCTGGGGTGATAGCTACTGCTTTTTTAATAGCACCAAACTGGAATCGTTTAGTCTTATGGTTTAACCCTATTGCTGAAATGTATGCAGGTGCTTCAGTTGTTTCTATACCAGCGTATATTACTAATGATAAATCTGTTTGCACACCAAAATTAGTGTCTTCGATCCTATAGATACTCGACGGAGTAAAAATTGAAGGGTCGTTAATAAAATCTCGCCATGCATCTCTTTGATCTAATTTTAAGAATGGCTTAACTTTAATATTACTGAATACTAATTGATTAGGTGTATCAATAGTTATGATAAATTGTTTTGTAACTGCGCTATAGCCTAACTGATCTTGTGCCTTAACTGTAAATGCATAGACTCTATCAAGGGTAAATGTACCACCATCAAATGTAGTTGGCCTACTTGTGCCAGTAGGATGATTGACTTGATCTGAATTAAACGAGGTTAGGCCAAGTTTGTCAACTATCACTGTTGACCCTACAGTACGGTATTCTCCGTACTGTGTTACTTTTCCAAATATTTCACCGTTTGCGTTTAATGTTAACCCTGGTGGAAGTCGACCGCTCATCAATGTATATGTTAAGTTTGCATTTGGGATAGTGCTTGATGCGGTTACTGCAAAATTAGAAATAAAGTTTGCATTAATTCTACCTAATGTAGTTGGACTATTCCATGTAATAACACTATCAATATCACCGATTACATTGAGAGTAAATGTCCTAGACGATGCAACTGAATCGCCGTGATCACCGTATCTAGTTGCCGTAATAGTAAAGGTATATGTTTTTGTAATAGCAGGTTGATATGGAATAGTTCCATAAATCTTACTGTTGTTTATGTCGAATGTTAATCCCGGAGGCAACGTTCCGCTGGTAAAAGCAAGTATAACAGGTTCGAACGTTTGATAAACATCAATGCTTATCGTTGCATAATTGTTTGCTCGAAAGTATCCTAGATTATTGGGAGTAATCCAAGACGGTGTTCTTAAATAGGTAACGTCTGCGGTAAACAACCCGTTACCATCCAACCATGTTGTGTTGTCAGCTCGGAAATAATCGTCTCCCACAACAAATATTCCAAACTTTCGTTTAACGTAGGTATCACCATCGGTTACTGTTACAATGAATTCGTAGTTTCTATTTAATTTTTTTGGTCGTTCTGAAGATAGGTTAAAATCAAAAAATACAGAATCATATATGTAACTGTCATATCCGTTAGATGATACTGTACCAAAGTCAAATGCAATAGCATCAAATAAGCCTGCATCAAATGACCCATCACCTGCACTTTCTGGGATTGCTAATGTAGGCTCTACGTAGCCTATAATTTTACCTTCTTGTGTTAGTATTAATCCAGGCGGAAGTTCGCCGTTATTACTGGCAATAAAGAAACTAAGTGTTTGACCAGCTGCGGTATCTAAGTCAGTTGCTTCAAGTTGATAATCAACATAGCTACTATCCATTACATAATACTGTTGAAATTCACCAATTGCTAATGCACCTTCTGCTGAAACAAACACCGGCGCATCAGAGCCTTCAATAGTTATTGAAAAAGTTCTGTCGCTTATCTCTCCATTTTTACTAGCTCTAATGCAAAATTTAAATTCTGTAGGTCTTGAAACTTCATACGGAGATCCAACTAGTGTTGATCCAACTAGTCTAATTCCGCCGGGTAACGTTCCGGAGATTAATTTATAGGTTACTCCAGTAGTTCCGTTGGTTGGAAGACTTATGCTAGGATTTAACTCAACACGCTCTTGATGAGTCCCTAGAGAATATCCAGATAATTGTGTCCATACAGTTAGCATTAGAACGTACCAAAGTCAAGTATATTATTATTAATTGAACCAGTAGAAATAGTAAATGACCCCATATCAAGTGGAATACCGTTAGGTGTAGTTCCGTTAGGTCCTACACCTGCTGGTGCTGTAAATGTTCCGAAATCAACTGATATAGCAGATGATCGTAATATAAAATACATTAAGGCGTTGATAATTCCAACATTTGCTCCCCATACATTTGCATAGATGCTTCCGTCGCCAACAATATCGTAATTATTTAAATTTAAGTTTGCGCCTAGCTTTGGTGCAAGATCAGTTTCCAACTTGGCAATGGCATTTAAATTAACTGTAGTTGATGTTTGTGTAATTGCAACAGTACCAGCGGTACTGGTTAAACTTTTAAATTCTAAGTTAGCAATATTTCTTTGGGCAAATACACCAACACCTGAGCCTAAGTTAGTAGCATTGCCGATAGCAACCGTTGTTACTACTTCTGAAAAATTATCATTAATTTTCTTAAATGCTGTGCGTAGATCGTCACCTGTTCCGTCATTTGGATATGCACCTAAGTTAATTGTTTGTATTGGCATTGTCTGCTCCGTTTAGTATATTTACCGTATTTTAATAACTACCGGTTAACGCCGCACGTTTCCAGGTATTGGTTGCTGTGCAGATATAGATATAGTTAGCATCCCAAGTGATTTGTCCAGCAGTACCAGTAGCAGTGGCTGTTTTAGTTCCGTTAGGAACAGTACCTAATGCTGTATATAACTCAGTAAAGTTTGTATTGACTTTTGTAAAGGCGGTGCGTAACGGATCGCCGGTTTTGTCATTTGCGCTTGAACCAATATTAATATTTAATTTAGCCATTATACTCTCCCTACCGCTACTTGGATGACTCCGGCTTCACCGTAGTCTTTATCCTCTAACGCTTTACCAATAATACTACCCAATGTAGGATTTAGAGCCTTAACTGCATATCCATGTGTTCCGCTGGTTGTTAGCATGTCGCCTTTCTTAATCCGCCCAACAACCTTACACGGTACCCGACCCGCCAGCGCAATACATACCTTAATACCTTTCTGTTCTTGATTCATAACATAGGCAGGATTTGTAGTTACAACACCGGCTGCTCGAGTATCATTAATTGTGGTTGTTGTGGTAACTTCCTTGGCACCACCAAACACTAATACTGTACCTGGTTCGTATTCTTGATCACCTTCGTAGTATTCTGCTAAGTCAGCATAGGTTGCTTGTAATTTACTTGTACCAATTAAACTCCAGTTACCTGTAATTTGTCCAGCAGCACTTTGATCAGCACTTGTACCAGCAGTACCTGCATTAATATTATTAACTTGTAATTTGTTACTGTAAGTTGCTAAGTCTAACATTGATCCAGAAGTTAGTTTTAATGCGCCATTTAAACTTAATTCTGTAGTAGCATTACTTGTATTGCTAGTGATCTTAGTTACAGTTAACTTAGAATTAGCATCAGTTAGAACAACCTCACCTGTAATTGTTGTTTGTGCATTTGATACAGTTGTTCCAGCAATGGTAATAGGATTATATCCACCCGGAGTCCAGAATTTTAATGTGTTTGGACTTGTTGTATATGATATTGCTTTAACACTATTAATCTTAAGTTGTTGAATGTTAAGGGCGCCGTCTTCGTTGTTTGTAGCATTAAAATTAATAGTACCTGCAACGTGTACAGCAGTAGCTGAAATTGTAATTTGTGTCCCACTATCTACACTATAGATAAACACACCAGTTCCAAAAACGCCAGTTCCACTATTTTTTGTCAGTGTCATACCTGATACTAACCCATCTGTACTAGTAATACCTGTAATAGTTGTAAAGAATGTTGGTGTTACACCTACTCCGGTAATACTACCACTTACGTTTACAATATTGACAGAGCTTAGTGTTTTGGTAATAGAACCTGCACCACCGTTTGTAGTAATTGTATTAATGCCATAGGTATTTGTAAAACCAGTTAATGCAGTTCCGGTTGCGTTATTCCCGTTGCCTACGGATGTTACGGTCATTACACCTTGGCTGGTGAACGATGCATTCTTAATACCGTTACCTAATGTTACAACTTCGCCAGTACCCACTTCGGTTATATTA